ATGAAGTTCAACCTACATGTGATTGTCAAGAGTAATGGCTATTAATCCTTTAACAAGAGAACAAAAACTACTAGCTGAGATTGTTGTCCAGCTAGGTAATATTACAGAAGCTGTCCAGTCTGCCGCACAGGGAGAGGACAGCAGCACATTGCATACACAAATCCAAGCGTTACAAACACAGCTAGCTGCCGTTGCTAGTGCACGAGCTGAACTACAAAGCCAGCTGGCTGAAAGTCAGACACTTAATGCTGATCTTCAGTCACAGTTAGCATCTATTCATGATGGAGATATTACACCAGATAACATTAACGAAGTAATGAGTACACTTGGAATTGACTATGACACCGTATGATAAATTAATCGCTCGAAAGCGTAAATGGACACCAGTCCAGATGACAGCTGGAGCACTGACTGAAGGTGCTGAAGAAGCACTAATGCGTGCTCTTGCTTTACGTCAACTTGAGATCCCAGTTGGTGATTTTATCTCTAACAGTTTGAAGGGTGACATCCCTGAGAATGCACGGGAGATCCTCGAGATGAACGTAGTAGATGAAGAGAATCATGACTTAGCACTGAGCTATGCAGCTACTGCTATTGGAGTTGATGAGAAAGCTGAACGAGAAGCAACGTCATTGACTAGAGCTTGGATTCACCACCCTGATCACACTGTATGTAAAGCCATGGTTCTAGAACGGGCTGTATTCTTCACTATCTTGCCTTTCTTTAGGGCATTTGGAGATGCAGGCTTGAGAACCGTATCAGCAGATATCAGTAGAGATGAACAGATTCACGTTGCTACTAATTCACTCGTTTGTCGTGAGTTGGGGCTTACTCCTAGTCCTACGCTAGATAAACTTCGTAAAGCCACAGTTAATTGGGTATTTGAACCATTAACAGGCGATGAAAAATTAGGCAAAAAATTTTGGACCGATTCTAGCGATCGGCTTATGTATCAGGGCAAGGCACCTGAACTTTCTTTCACTCAGAGTGCACGTATGCCCTCGTTCTTTGAACATAGTAATGTCAACCTCCCCTCCTACGCTTAACCTATTAGAAACTGTTGGACTACAACAGCAGACAGTACTTAGGCAACTCGACGAAACATTCCCACCCGTAAACCCCACTCCCGATATGAGTACTGAACAGATTATGTTTAGAGCTGGTCAGCGTTCAGTCGTGGAGTGGATACTAAATCAAATGGAATAGAACAATGTGTTTTGGATCATCAACACCACCACGACCTCCCAAGCCGCCGCCACTACCACCAGCACCTGCTGCCCCACCACCACCACCAAAGCCAGCACCTGCACCTAAGCAGCTGCAACCTGTTGGTAGTCAACCTGATCTAAGGGTTGGTGGTATGAAACGTGAGTCAGCTGGAGCTAGAAATAAAGTATCTGGTAGCAGCTTACGCAGCACCCTAAATATCGGTGGTAACGCTGGGGGAATTAACTCATGAAGGCGCAGCAAAGATACAACGAACTACAAAGTGAGCGTCAACAGTTCCTAGACATCGCTCATGAGTGTTCGCAGCTCACGCTGCCCTACCTAATCAGTAAAGAGAACGACAACTCTAATCATAAAAGATTAAAAACACCATGGCAATCGGTGGGCGCCAAGTCAGTTGTGACTTTGGCATCCAAGCTTATGCTTGCGCTTCTACCTCCGCAGACTAGCTTCTTTAAACTACAAGTCAGAGATGACAAGATTGGAGAAGAGTTAGATCCACAGATTAGAAGTGAACTAGATATGTCTTTCTCCAAGATGGAGAGGATGGTCATGGATTCAATCAACGGATCAAACGATCGAGTGGTAGTACATCAAGCTGTCAAACACCTAATTGTAGGAGGTAACTCTCTTATCTTTATGGGCAAGGATGGACTTAAGAACTTCCCACTGAATCGATTTGTAGTTGACCGTGACGGCAACGGTAATGTCATCGAGATCGTGACAAAGGAACTTATCAGCCGTAAGGTACTAGGACTTCCAGCACCGACAGACACGAAACCAAACGAGGTTAGTGCAGGTGGTGGATTGAATGGTAGGACCGGCTCAAATACATACGACGATGACGTAGAGGTGTACACCCACGTCAAACTAGATAAGAGCAATGGTAGGTGGGTATGGTATCAGGAAGCTGAAGATAAACAGCTACCTAATAGCAGAAGTACCGCACCTAAGAATGCCTCTCCCTGGTTAGTACTCAGGTTCGTAAATTTTGATGGTGAAGCCTACGGTCGTGGACGTGTAGAAGAGTTTTTGGGGGACCTTAAGTCACTCGAAGGACTCTCTCAGGCACTCGTAGAAGGCTCTGCAGCAGCCGCTAAGGTTGTCTTCCTTGTATCACCATCTAGCACAACCAAACCACAGACTCTAGCCGCTGCAGGCAACGGTGCTATCATTCAGGGTAGACCTGATGATGTACAAGTGGTTCAAGTTGGTAAGACAGCAGACTTTAAGACCGCATATGATATGGCTAACCAACTAGGTCAGCGTATCCAAGATGCTTTTATGGTCTTGAACATTAGACAATCAGAGCGTACAACTGCTGAAGAGGTACGCCTAACACAACTCGAACTCGAACAGCAACTTGGTGGACTATTCAGTCTGCTAACTGTAGAGTTCCTTAAGCCTTACCTTGATAGAATCCTTATGGTTCTACAGCGTAGTGGTCAGCTACCTAAGCTACCTAAAGGCATTGTTAATCCCACCATCGTGGCAGGTGTTAATGCACTTGGACGAGGACAAGATAGGGAATCACTGATCCAATTCATTACAACCATTGCACAAACAATGGGTCCTGAATCGATCTCTAAGTTCATCAACCCAGATGAATACATCAAGCGTCTAGCCACAGCGCAAGGCATTGATGTACTAAATCTAGTGAAGAGCATGACTGAGATTCAAGGAGAGATGCAACAACAGCAACAGATGGCTGCTCAACAAGAGCTGGTCAAACAAGCTGGTCAGTTTGCATCAGCACCAATGATGGATCCCACCAAGAACCCACAAAGATC